CTTGCGGTGACCTTTCACAAGCAACGACTTTCGTTTTGACTGACTCAGCAGTGAACTCAGGCACAAACGAGATCGGCGGAATTTACACAGGACTCGCGACAAACCAAGCGAACGTGGCGCAGGCTGAAGCGGTTGGCGGTTACACTATTACATCGTCTGGTACAAAACCAAGCACAACATCAGCTTCGTTTGCAGCGTTGTCTGGAGGAACCGGAACATTTACAACTTTCGGCAAGGCAACATCAGCGGATAATGCGTCGGGTAGTGTTACATTTTCTAGTTTACCAGCTGGAAACTACATGGTCGCGTATACATCAACAGCAAACTCAGCTGCATCGACGGCATGTCAATTTGAATGGTATGAAGATACTTCTGCATCGCGATCTGGTTATCAATATAACTTCAACGATACAAACTGGTCGATGCCTACTGGTTACTTCTCATTTACAACAACAGCTTCGAGAACATTTAGAATAAGAGGACAAAGGTCTTCTGGAACAAATACATGTTCGATGGAAAACGCAAATAACATTTCTCTCGTAGTCTACCGCTTTCCCACCTCCTCCGAACTTGTCGTCAAGCCTGAGACGCAGAATACTTGGGGATCTGTAAAGTTTACTCCAGGTGGAACAGTAGTAACAAATTATAGCACACCATCTAACCAAATTTTTAACAATGCGACAGCGTATAGTCCATCAACGGCATCTTATCAGGGAAAGGCCATTGCACAGTCAGCAAGCTGCGGTGCGGCAAATAATCTTGGACTTTGTATTCCGACGGTTCTACCCGGAACGTATGAAGTTACAGTAGACGGGGTGTTTGATACGATTGCCAATGTTGCTGGAAATGGTTGTCAATTTGAAATCTTTGACGGAACCGCAAAAGGTGGTCAACAAGAAATTTACAACGAAGTTGCAAATATCGACAAAAACATAGGAACAATTCGAGGCGTTTTCACATATACTTCTGTTCAAACAAACAAACCGTTTTCACTTCGTGTTGCTGGCAACTCAAATCAGTGTCGAAATGTCGCTGGTTCTGCTCGTCCTGTTAACATGGTATTTCAACCCCTCGACCAACCTTCAAACTCTGCGCTGTACGTCCAAGGGCCTGTCAAAGCCGCAGCTACGGGTGATGCTATTCCGGCAGGTTATGTTGGGCAAAGCAAAGTTGGTCAAGGAAGTATCACAAGAACATCAGGCACTGGAGCGTTTTATGACGTGACTGGCGCAAGCGTATCTCTTGAATCTGGAAACTGGTTTGTTTGCCATTCTCTTTTTGCGTGGAGTTTTTCCAACACGACCGCTAACAGATTAGATAGTTTTTTCTCTAGGATGTGGAATACAACTGATAATTCGATCGTTGGCAGGGAATTATATAATCGAGGTTTTTATCCTACGATGCAAAGCGATTCATCAGCAACATTCTCACAATGTGCGCCTTTAACAATAACATCGACTAAAAATGTTCAAGTGCAATGTAATTTTTTACCACAAATCGGAACATTCACATTTGGACAATATAATTGCGATGGATATATCTCAGCCATTCGCCTCAACTAACCTCAAAGGGGCAAACATGAGAGTAATCCTTGCTTGCCTCTTCCTTTCCTCTTGCGGGTTCCCAGACCCGCGAGATCCCTCTCTCTCACCAGACACACTTGCAGCAATCAAACTCAAAGCCTCAGAAACAGCACAGTGGGCACCGTGGTGTGATCACTATCCATCGCGTGAATTCTGTGATGACGGTGATTCGATGGCACAGATGCTTGGCTTTGGCTGCGCAATTGGCTTTAAGCCTGCATGTGACGGTGTTTCAGCCTCAATCAAAGATGGACAACTTTACCGCGCACCTAATCGCCAGGACACAGACAACACAGCTTCAAGAGATCAACTCTTTGGCTTTCTGGCAGCACAGTTGTCAGGCGAACGTGCTTGGCTTGAGGTCAAGAACCACATCAAAGATAACGGACGTATCTGCGAGGACGCTACAGACAATCGCTGTGAACTTACACCAGTCACTCTAGCTTTGATGGGATTCACACACGCGCATCTTGGCTATACACGTGATCCAACCATGCTGTTCAATGGACTTATTTTCAGCAAGACACTTCTCACTCAATCGATCACTGTACCTACAGGCTATCAGCTTAACTTGGTGGTTGAAGCTGCCTACATCGCTTGGAAGACAGGCTTTGAAGATAGAATCTCATACGAAGCTGCACGAAATGCTTACCTGCGACAACCAGGCAATCCATGGTTTTGCTTTGTAGTCCAAGGTGCAGATGAATCCTGTGCACAACTTGCCCTCGCTTTGTGGCCAAAGGAACCCGCTGTGAAGAGTCAGTGGTCTATAGCTAGAGACACTACTGATGGGGCTTGGAGTGAGTCACAAGGCTGGGAATGGCTGTTTCTCAGCGGCCTGTTTGGAGTTGATCTAAATTCGCTGGAGTACCGAGGCAAACATTATTCCAAAGGTACTCTTCAACTTCAGCAAGCAAAATAGCAGCGTGTTGCCTTGTAACCAGGCCGATTTCAGGTGAGTCGATTGAACACTTGAGAGTGACTCGCATAACTTCAAGTTCGTTTTCAGTCAGTTCGTCCATCCAGCTTTTCATCGTCTTCTGCCTCAATGAAAGGTTTAAGAGAAGCCAGAGAGATGTAGTGTCTTTCACAATAATACGCGACTATTTGACCAAAACGAAAGCCTCGGTGAGTAAAATTTGATTCATCCAGCTCAATGTCCATATCCCATAGCTGAACGCCTCGTTTGAAACCAAGAGCAAATGACCTTGCCTTTTGGTAGGACGAGAATGGTACACTCAGATTCAGTTCGCCAGTCGAGCAAATGACAACGTATTTCATGAATCAATCGTGTGGTGCGGCGGCTTACCTTGCAAGTGTCAAAAGTTCGACTGGCCTTTCACTCGATCTGGAGGAAAGAATGAAGAACAATCAACAAGAGCACTGGCCTGAATGGATATTGAGAGTTGTTCTTCTTGGCATCGCTGGATTTGCCGTTTCTTACCTCAAAGACATCGGACGTGAGACAGCATCGCTTTCCACGCAGTTCCTTGAGCTGAAGTACGAAATCAAGCGCTTGGCAGAGAACCAGATTGAGATGAACACTCAGTTCGCCAACAAGCTCGAAAAGATTGACCAGCGTGTGATTGACCTCGAACGCAAAGGAGCGAAGCGATGACTGATGTGAAAGAATCCAAAGAACTCTTGATTGCTTTGGTGAAACTCGGCAAACTTGCAGCCAAACAACTCGGTGATGGTGTGGACTTGAGCGATGCGGTCGCCATTGCGAAGGCATTGGCTGACGAAGAGTTCCGCAAAGCATTGATTGATGGCTTCTCTGGCTTGTCTTCTGTTCCAGCGGAATTGAAAGACATTGACGCTGCCGAAGCGGTTGCTTTGATTGGCGCGTTGTATGCCGAAATCCAAAAGTGAAGAAGTAAAGAAATGGCTTGGCCGGATAGGATGGATTTCCGGTCTGTTGGCGCGTTTTATGCCTGCTAATGTCAAAGTATTGATGGTTGCTGTAAGCACCATCGCCGGAGGCTTGGTTGCACTGCTTGACAGATGTGACCATCAAGATAAGTCTCCGGCTTCTCCTGTGCCTTCAGCCTCGCCTGTACCAACGCCTGCCATCACACCATCACCAACACCTCAACCAACTCCTACAAAACCACCGCTTCCAGAGCTGAAAGCACCTCGCTTTGTGAAGTCTGGTGAGCTGTTCAAAGTCGAGTTGTGTAATGTTGGCAATCGCTATGACGTGAGCTTGTTCGCTGAAGAGTACCGCCTTGCTTACATTGGCTTTGGCAAGCCTTGCATGTTCGTGCATGTGAAGCTGAATCAAAAAGGCAAAAGAGAATTGATGGCACTTGGGCCTGATAACTTGCGCGTGTTCGCGGATGTGGTAGTGGAATAGACGTTCAATCAAATGGTGCCTCCATTAGTTGAGCCAGCCGACAGTTGATTCCCGTCCACTGTCGGTTTTTTGTTGCCACGATTTGCTTAATTATCGAGTAAGCTCTTTTGAGAGGTGTCTCAGATGAGCAAAAGACATGCGCTTCGCACTTACGAAGTCACGTTCTCGCATGGCGAAACACCACAAACAATTCGAATCGAAGGCAGCGCCATTTCTGGATATGCGCTTGGTGATGGCGGCGGTTCTTCGTGTCTGGCTGTTTATGGCGAAGACGGAAAGACACCTGTGCTGATGCTCGCTTGGGATTCCTTCATCCTGGCGAGGCTGGCTTCTGAAGTTGAAGTTCTCAAAGTGAAACGCTCACGCAAAGTCATTGACCTGGAGGCACAAGCCGATGACGACAAAGAAGCTGACGCCTGAAAGACGCAAAAAACTGGAAGCAGTTGTCGAAGCGTACAACGATGTGACGCGCTTCAAAAGCGTTGACGATTGCGCCAAGCACTTCCAAGTCACTGACAGACACTTCAGACGGATGCTGGCACACGCCAAGCAAGCAGGCTTCAAACTCAAGCCAAGGCTTCTGGTCAACGAAGCCATCAAAGACCACGAGACACGCTCGGACAACAAGTACGCCAGAGAGAACATGGTTCTCAAAGCACAGCTCAAGCAATTCCGTGAACAACTGGACGCCAGCCACGAAGATTCCATCTCAAATGAGCGTTTGGTGCGCATCATCCGAAACGCAGCAGATACAGAGCCACAGTGCGATAAAAGTTGGTTGACGTACAAAGGCAAAGGCGACTCGTCTAAGAGCGTTCCTGTGCTGTTTTTGAGCGACCTTCATTTCGATGAAGTCGTTGAACCTGCACAGGTGGAGTTTGTGAACGAGTACAATCGAGAGATTGCCTCAAAAAGAATCAAAGCAGTATTCAACAATGCGCTCGACCTGCTGACGAAGAAACTCAAAGCCAAGTATGCCGGAGCCGTTGTTGCACTCGGAGGCGACCTTCTCTCAGGCAATATCCATGAGGAACTTGCTGAAACAAACGAGGCGACAATCTTGGAAAGCGTGTTGGCCTTGACTGACATCTTGCATGCTGGCCTTCAGCAGATGGTCGACGAGTTCGGCAAGCTGTACGTTCCATGTGTTGTTGGCAATCATGGTCGGATCCACAAGAAACCGCGAGCGAAGTTCCGTGTTCAGCAGAATTATGAATGGATAATTTATCAGCTTCTCGCACAACGATTTGCAGGTGATTCACGAGTCACGTTCGAGATTCCAGACAGCACAGACGTCACTTTCAAGATATTCAACACGACTTTCCTGCTGACTCATGGCGACCAGTTCAAAGGCGGCTCAGGAATCTCTGGCATCTTCACGCCATTGATGCTTGGTGCTTCAAGGAAGCTCAAGCGCCAGCAAGCCGTTCAAAAGCCCTTCGATGTGATGATGGTTGGTCACTTTCATTCGTACATTCACACAAGCGGATTGATAACAAATGGCTCAACTAAGGGTCTGGACGAATGGGCTTATTCTATGAATTTTGGATATGAAGAACCACAGCAGGCAATGTTCTTAGTGCATGAGAATCACGGCATCACAATCCGAATGCCAGTGCTTTGCAAGTAATCACTCAACAATTTCGGTGACAGTGATTCGAAAGCCATCTCCTGCCGACCATTTCTTGGTGCAAACAAGCCGCACTATCTGAGAATCGTCTTCCCACAGAACTTCATTGCCAGCATCCGCAACAGACTTGAAGAAGTTGTCGCAATCGCCTCGTGGCGGATACGAGAACTCAGTCTTCTTGGGCTTGGCAAAAAAGCATTCCAGCTCGACCTTGATTGGGCCACTGAACGGCTCGTTGCAGAAGGCACGAAACAACGCCTTGACGGTACGTTCAAATTCGCGTGTCGCTGGATCGGTCAAAGCTATGCCACGATAAAATCTAGGCCTTTGTTTAGGCTTGACTCGAATATCGGATTCAATCGTGAGGTGCCTCATGCTTATTCCAATCTCGTCTCAGTTGATGCCTATTATCAATGAATGCCTTTACATAGCACTTCAAAACACAGAAGACGAGAGAATGGCCGAGGCTATCAAAGAGGTAATGTTTCAACTTGAACAAGCAGAAATTAACGTAGATAACATTGGCGCAGTAAGGTTTCTCGCTGGTTTCGAAGACCTAAAATTGAATTAAAATCATTGAATAAATTGACAAACTTTTGATATTAGAAATTCATTGAATGTCTATTTCTTCTGCAAGGATTCTCTCAATCATCGCTTGAATCATTTCTTCGGCGATGCCAAGGCGTTCGTCTTTTTTGAGTTTCGGATATTGTCTTCTGATGCGGTCGGCTACGTTGGCAACCAAATGAGTTTCAATCATGTCTGGCGACCACTTTTGATTCTTTTTTGAACGAATGAATCGAAGGAAGTTTTCAAGGTCAGCCTTTTCCAGTTCATCAACTGAATAGACAAGCGCGCTTTGCGCGAGCATAAAATAGTCGCTAGTCATTACCATTCTCGTAATCTGTAAGGTTGTACATGAACCTCACAATATCACGGTCTGTCTCTTTGAGTCGATTGAATGAACCGTCAATGTTCCACAAGTGAAACGTGTCTCTGAAGCCAGCTTTCATTAAATAGCCTTCAGCCAGCGGTTGACTTTCGAGGATGCGCACAATCTCAACAGTATGACCATCTCTGGTCATGTAATAGCCGAGGCTGTCAATCATACACGAGACTCGCTGTACAATCCGTTCCAAGCGACCTTTGCTTCAGCAACAACGCGCTTGGGATTCTCGCTGATAATCCACGGGCCTTGTCCATGGCAGCTTCGGCAATAGATGCGAGCTGCTTTGCCTTCAAAGCCAACATTCACGCTCAGGTGCTTGCTGGAACAGAACGGACAAGCAGTCAGCGTTGCATCGTCTGTTGTCTCAGGATTGTTTTGCTTTTGCCATTCAAGCCACGGATAGATCACAGTGCCTCCTTTGTGATTCTGTACTTGTTGCCTCTTGAATCGTGTCGTTCACCGACCATCTCAATCAAACCGTTTTCAGTTAACCGCTTTAACGCATCTTTTATTTGCACTTCACGCATCGCTTCTGGAATATGCTTTCTGAACTCCATGACTCGCATGTGAACAACGCCGCCAAGACGACAGATGGTTTCGAGAACCACGGCATCATGTCGAGCTTGTTTTTCACGACATTCAGCCAAATCTCTGATTGGATGACGATACACTCTCATTCGGCTTCTTCCTGATTGTCTGGATGAGAAGAATGCTTATCACCTGGCCGAACTTCAATAAAGACGCGATGCGCACAATATCGACTATCAGACGGGCCAATGAGTGACTTCACGCGCCACAGAAGATTTGCAAAGCTGTTGGCTTCATCTTCTTCTGATTCGCCATCATCAAAGACATAGGTGTCTGTCGCTTCCTCGTCTTTGTAGGTCAAAATCCAGCCGTTGATGGCGCGGTCAATCGTAATCATTTCGTCCTCAGTTCACGAACGCAGTCGCGGTAAACCATTGCGAGAACGTCTTGAGCTTGATTCTTTGGAACCTGCGTCAATACATTCACCGGAAACGTGCGTTCGACTTTGCTGTTCAGCGAATCAACAATCATCGAAGCCTTGTGAGTGCGCGAATCAATCGTGATGTGAGGAACATAGTTCGGCTCATGCGGAAAGGTCTTGAGCAATTCCATTCCGCGCTGGTGAGCTGATTGAATGATGAACTCGATTGTCATGGTACGTCCTTTGGGTCATCTTGTGGAATAGGTTTCATTAGATGCCATTCCTCATCAACGCCGAAAAACCAGACAGTGCCGTCATCGCAAAGGGCGTTCAGCACTTGCTGGTTCCACATTGTTGTCACAATAAGTTGTATGATTTTGCGTTTCATTTTCAGGTTCCCAATCTTGTACCACGTAAAAACCTATCAATGCTTTTGCTTTGTATGGAGGCGGTAGCATTCCTTGTTCTTCGATAAATTCCAATAAATTATAAACATCTGTAAAATGAATCATTGGAAAGTTTTTTTCGATAGCCGAAAGCATCTCACTTTTTTTCATCTTCATCTTCCCAATCGTAACAATCCCATTCCCGATTTAACGAATAAAGACGATATGCTGGTGGTTGCATTCCTGCCTCTTCCAATGCTGTAAGCAAAACGACGGCTTTAGTGTCATGATCGCTTTTCACTATGCGTTCGAATGATTTTAATACTTCTGTGATCAGTTTGATCATTTCACTGCGCTTCATGGAATCGCCTCACCAATACATGCAGATTCGCCAAGCACAGGATATTTGATTTTTGTTTTACTTTTTTGGTTGTTTTTATCTTTGACAACGACACCACATTTTCCGTATCTGTCACAAACGCCAATCTCGCTTATTGTGCCGTTCTTTTCGCACGTTTGTTCACGGGCTAGATAAAATATTCCGCCACATATACAAAATAAAAGAAAAGAAAATAACATAGAGCCTATAATTGCTTTTGCATCTATGTTACATAACTGATTCGACCACATAATTTTATTCCTTAGCCCACCAACCATTTAAAATGGTAAATCTCGATGCTGATCATTCTGCTTCCCATTCATTGCACGGAATTTTATAAAACAATTTTATTTCTGGTGACGGTGAAACTATGCCTTTTGCTTCTACCAACTTATCGTAAGCTGGCGGCTGCGTTCCCTTGCTTTCGAGAAAGTCTAACAAAGCATTCAAATCAATTTGGTCGAGAAAATCTCTGTATTCTGTTTCTATTGCTTTTATCATTTCACTACGTTTCATGGTTGCACTTCAAAAAGATAAAATTTCATTCTGTTTCTCACTCTGTTCAATTGATTTCTGAAGTCGAGCATCTTCCAAAACGCATCCGAGCCACCAAGCAATCTTTGAATCTTTCTCGATCGTCATTACTCGTGCCTCTTGGTTTCCGATTTTCACGAGCACTACATCATCAAAGAAACTATCTTCTGTGATATAGACTTCATATTGAATGTCTCCGCAATGATTCTCGCACCACCATTCAATGCGAGCTTTCGTGTATTCAATATCTCTTTGTTTTGAACTCAAAGAGTTATCCGGCCAGATGTGATTCATTTTAGGTTGCACCTCAAAAAGGCACGTCAGACACTTCGTCAAACGCTGGCATATCTTGTTGAGTTTGGTTTCCGGACAGCAATCGTACTTGATACGCTGTCACTTGCAACGATGACTTCTGCGTTCCGTCTTTGCCTTGATAGGAATTGATTGCCACTGGACCTTCAACGTAGACAATCGCTCCTTTAGTCGCCTTAGCAAGCCATTCAGCTTGCTTGTCATAAGCCACCACATCGAACCAAACAGTGTTCTCCTTCGAGCCGGAAGCCAGCGAGACGGAAGCATAGTGAGTTCCTTTTTGAGTGACGCCAACACGAGCATCTTTTCCAGCGCGACCAATGAGAGTGAGCTTGTTAATCATTTCTTAGTCCTTTCATATTTATCCAACAGGGCAACAAGACTTCCAAGAATGGCGCTGAATACGCCAATGCCAATGATGACCAGAGCGAGATTGATCCATTCTTGACTCATGAGAACACCGCATCTCTGACGAGCTTGTTCAACGCATCAGCAGGCTTCGCCCCGCCTTTGATTGCCTGGTAGCAATCGCGCAGGTTCTTCGTGTCAGCTTCACTCCATTCAGCAACAGGCTTTCCAAGAGCTGTCTCAAGGTCGCGCTGCGTGACGTTCACGGAGAAGAAAGCCTTGACGATTGGATTCTCATTCGCAGGGCCAATGGCAATCTTTGGAGCTGGCGGTGTCGTTGGTTGAGGCGTGACGTTCTGCATTGGTGCGTCTGCCTGTTCCATTTCGTCGGTGGTGTACAAGCCAGAAAGTTCCATCGGAAATGCTCGCCTCAAGGCCAAACTCTCTGCACATTTGGCCAACATCAATGAAGGCATCTTCTTCCAGATTGGACTTCCTGCGTTGTAAGCTGAGAAGTTCGCCACAGCATACAGCGGCTCACGAAAGCCGGAGCGAAAGACACCAACCTTGGCTGCAAGAGGCGGTTCATTCTTCAGCCAAACATCTTTCCATTCGCCATCTTCACCGCACCAGAATGGGCCAATCTGACCTTCGTATCGACCAGTGCGTTCAGCCACCAAGCGAAAGCCATCAATCGAAAGCGTTGTTTGACCAACGCCTCCGCGCTTCACAAAGAAGATTTGTCGAGCAAATGGATCCAAGCCAGTGCGATTGCAAATCTGAAGGAAGAGCTTCAGCTCATTGTCGCTGGCATCTTTGGCGATGTTCTTTTTGATAAGGTCAACGTCTTGAGCGTTGAGTTCGCGTGTCACAAGTTGCGTCATAGGTGCCTCCTATTGATATGAAATTGTTAGACTGATGGCTTTACTTCAAAAACCATCCAGTTGAAAGGCTTTTCCATACCACGGAGGCATATCAAGCTCTTGCACGAACTCAGCAGTTCCAAGGAACGCGCCTTCTTGAGCCTTCCTGACGTTTGAAAGTGCGAGTCTGAGCTTTGCTTGACCAACTGCCATGATGCGCTCAGTGGCCTTGTAAACGGCCACGTCAAACGGATGGTCTGACTCGACGACAATCCAGAAAAACGACGGATTGCTTTCGCCTTGCTGTCGCGCAAGCTCGCAATAGACAGCGGCTTGGAGGTCATAGTGGAAGTTGTCCACGGTTTTGGCGAACTCACTTGCGCTCACCATTCCGCTTGTGGTCTTGAGGTCAATGAGCGTTTCGCCAAACGACCAGTCAGGCAAGCCTTTCATTGCGATGCCTTCAATCTCACCAAACATTGGCTTGTCAGAGTCAAGCATCTCCAAGTTCAACGCCTTCACGGCTGGATGCGACTTCACTGAAGCAACGCAGTGCAGAACCTTGTCCATCTCAGCTTGCGTAAGAATGAGCTTGCCAGCGTTCTCTGCTTTAAAGTCTTTGGCCGCCTTGGTGCGACCGTCTTCAAATGGATTGACAATCACATCTTGAAGTTCGCCTTTGAGAGCCAAGTCAACAGCGGAACCGAAGCGCATTGCTGCGCTCTCTGTTGGTTGTTGCTGAGTCAAGCCATGCAACGGGCTTTTAAGGTAGGCCTTGAGTTTACTATACGAAAGCGCCTGATGCTGGCGGTATTCAGTGATGTTCATTCTTCACCGCCTTCAAGCTCGTGACCTTATCTTCAGCCATGAGGTTTTTGCAGTGCGCGAGAAGCATCTTGTTTTGGCGAAGGTGAAAGAGCACTTCGCTTTCTGTCTTGTAATCATCTGGTGCCAAAGCCGCCAAGGTCTTGAGCAGAACGTCCTGCGTCAACTGAGCGACTGTGTAGAATCCAGCAGCATTGTCTGAAGTGATAATCTCGTACTTGTACATCGGTGCCTCCGAATGAATTGTGTTGTTTGGATGCGAGATGTGTTATTTGCACAAACAAACGTCAAAAGCAATCAAAAAGTGGAGGCACTTTTGTGAATCTTATCAAGGACTTCTTGGCCTTTGTTGTCTACTGTTTCTGCGTCGTCTTTGTCATGCCAATTTTCTTCTATAAGGAATGGAGGAACCTCCGCAATGAACGAAAAATGCGCTCTATGCGAGCAACCAGTTCTGCAAAAGATTCTTGCAGGAAAGATTGTTGCGATTGACGTTGGTCACGGATGGTCGCAGGCAGCGGCTTATGACGTTGGTGCAACTGGCAACGGAATAACTGAGCAAGAGTTAAACGCCAAGGTTGCTTACAAGGTGCAAGTCATCTTGCAGACGCTTGGCGCGGTTGTACATGTGTTTGATTACGTTGCTGCTGGTTCGCCTCGCTTGTGGCTTTCTGAAAAAGGCAAACGCGCTGGAGCAGTCAAATCCAATGTGTTCGTTTCCATTCACCACAACGCCTTCAATGGTTCCGCACAAGGCACCGAGGTTCTCGTTCATTCGCAAGCCACGGAAGACGATGTTGCGCTTGCAAAGAAGATTCACGCTCGGCTTATCGAGCACGTTGGCTACACAGACCGTGGAATTAAATGGCAGCAACTTGGAGTGCTGAAAGGTTGTCCTGAATCCATTCCGGCTTGCCTGACTGAAGCGTTCTTCATCGACTGGCGAACCTTTGCAGGCAAGATTCCAGAGGACGTCATCGAAGCCGAGGCTCTGGCAATCGCAATTGGAATCAAAGACTACTTGGTGAAGCCATGAAATCAATCTTGGACAAAGACCTAAGAGACATCGCACAGATGATGACGTATTGCTGTGGGCCATTCGCTCGTTCACCAGAGGACGTAAAGTCGCTGGCACAAGAAATGTTGCAAGTGGCCATCAAACTTCAAAACAGCGAGCGCGAAGACTTTCGCTTGATTCACTTCCTTCAGCGCCTCAGTGGCGGGGCAACGGTTGCAGACAAACGAGCGTCGATTGACGAGCACAAGACACTCATCAAGAAGTGGAAAGAGCTGCTGTAATTGGTCAGCCTTTCCTTCTTGTGCTAGTCCTTGTTGAACAATGATTCTTCAAGGAGTTCATATGACCAGCAAGAAGCTGAAAGTTGAGAACTGGCCAATCGACAAGCTGATTCCATACGCCAGAAACCCACGCAAGAATGACCAAGCTGTTGAACAAGTCGCGGCTGCCATCAGGGAGTTTGGCTTTCGAGTGCCGATTGTCGCCAAGTCCGATGGCTTGCTGGTGGACGGTCACCTCCGATTGAAAGCTGCACAGAAACTTGGATTGAAGGAAGTGCCGGTCGTCTTAGCTGATGACCTGTCAGATGCACAAATCAAAGCGTTCAGAATCTCGGTTAATCGCATGGCTGAACTCGCTGAGTGGGATAATGAACTGCTGGCTCTGGAGTTTGCCGAACTCAAAGACCTTGGCTTCGATACCAGCTTGACTGGCTTTGATGAGGCGATGGTTTCAGAAATCATGCCAAACAAAGCGGAACCACTGACAGACGAAGATTCTGTTCCAGAAGTCGATGAACAATCGCCACCAAAAACAAAGATTGGTGACGTGTGGATTCTGGGAAATCACAAAATAATGTGTGGCGACTCAACCGACGAAGCAATGGTGGCGAAGCTGATGAATGGCGTGAAGGCAGATATGGTTTTCACTGATCCGCCGTATAATCACGCCTCTGATGATAAAGGAGTTGCGGCTTCTGTAAGTAAAGCGCACAAGAACTTGATGGATTCGGAATGGGATAAAAACTTTGATATTCGCAAAACTCTTTCAATCATCGACATGTTCAAATCTGAAAATTCAACTGTCTACATCTGCACATCTTGGCACTTAGCTGGCGATATTTGGAAATGGAGCGCAGTCCACAGCAAAACAGATGGATATTGCGTTTGGCATAAACCGAATCCGATGCCATCGTTGATGAAAAGACATTGGACTTGGGCCAGCGAATTGATCTGCTATGCTACTTTTGGAAAGCATACTTTCAACTTTCCAGATCAAGGCCACGCTTCATCAGTATGGACTTTCACTAAAGTTTCAAAGTGCGATCTTCATCCGACAATGAAACCGATCTCGGTTCCTGAACACGCAATCACGCACAGCTCAAAGCAAGGCGCTTCTGTTCTTGACCTCTTCCTCGGCTCCGGCTCCACACTCATTGCCTGTGAGAAAACCGGACGCAAATGCTACGGCATGGAACTCTCGCCTCAGTACATTTCGATCATCATCCAGCGCTGGCAGGAATACACAGGCAAAGAAGCGCACCTGGAAGAAACCGGAGAAACCTTCAACTCAATTGCGTCAAGATGATGCAATTTGAGATTCTGTTCGGTTCAAGGTAAACACGAACCAGCTTCAAGAAAAGAAAAATCCCGGCTGACTGCAATCACCGGGAATGGAACAAACCAGATGTGATGGTCGGTTCAAGGTGAACATAGTTCAGCTTTGCCTCCGTTGCAATATCAAGCAAGGAGGCTTTTGTGTCAGAAGAATTCGATTCCGAACTAGAAACCGGATTTACAATGATGCCGAACGTGGTCTGGGATATTGGCCTGTCTGGCAACGAGATGATCGTGCTTCTTAGGATTATCTATCGAGCTGGCTTGCGAGGTCAGTGCTTTGAATCCAGAGTCAGCATAGCTAAGGCTTGCGATATTCATGAGCGAACTGTCGGAACAATTTTTGCGGAACTAGAAAGCCTAAATATCGTGCAAATCATAAGGCGGCGAGCTGAGAACAAGCCGAATCTCATTCGCGTCCGACATCCTGCCGCTTGGATAAGCAAATGTAAAAAAACTGCAACGAAGGAGCAACCTCAGGATCTCAGATCCGGAGGGCTTAGGATCTCAGATCCGGAGCCTCCGGATGTCAGATCCTATGGAACTATATTCCCTGAACTAAACTCCATTGAACAAGATTCCTTTCTTAATACGGTTGCAACGGCTGAAGCCGCTGCGCCTCAGAAGGCCATTGAGCCAGAAGTCTTGATTGATGAGCCAAAAGCCAAAGCTCAGAAGTCAGCAGGTTCGCTTATCTTTGAAGCATATCGAGAAGCCTATCTCAGACGGTACAACGTGGAGCCGCTGAGAAACTCCAAGACCAATGGTATTTGCAGCCAGATTTCCAAACAATTACCGCTTGATGAAGCCATTGCCTTGATGCACTTCTTCCTTCAGCAGAACGTCGCTTTCTACATCCAGCGCGGCCATGCCATTCAGCTTGCCTTAGGCGACCTTCAAGCCTTGCGAACAAATATGTTGAACAACCAAGCAATGTCTTCTAGGCAGGCCCAACTTGCTGACAAGCAGCAGGCACAGAAAAACGCTTTGCAGAACTATCTGGAGAATAGGGAAAAGTATGCTCTCAAGTAAAACCATTACTTTTATCGTTGGAGCCTTTGCGGCCAATGGCATCGAGCTGAATGAAGGAGCGATGGCAGTTATCGAGGCCGCTTTAGAAGACCAGGACGAGGAACTTATTCGCAAAGCTACAACAAACGCCTTAAAAAAAGGCGAACGTATGAGCTTGGCCGCCATCAACAAAGAGTTGGCCGAACTCAAAGGCGAAAGAGTGTCAAAGAAGGACGCTGCTGCATTGGCAGAGAGAGCCTTTGCCTTGCTTCGATTTCCTCAACGAACAGGCCAGGGCGCGGCGGAAAGCCATGATTCAGAGGCATACGCTCTGCTGACCTCAATCGGTTCTTGGTGGGATGTTCACAATCGTTCCGAGTTCGACTTGAAAGGACTTAAGCAAGACCTTAAGGACATGGCACCAAAGGTTATCAAAGAACGCCAGCAAGCTGCCTTGACTGCCTCGACCGATGAAAGACTCAAGCTCGCTTCTGAAATGCAGCCGCGGCCTTCTTTGGAAGTCTTTGTGCCCGATCCAGATATTGCTCGGAAAATAGAAGAAATGACGAAAGCTAATCTTGCAAAGCTGAAGGCAAAGCGATGAACCACGATAAACTTGAACGCAAGAACCTCATCTTCCACCTCGAAGGCCAGCTCAAGAAAGGCTATCCGAGGCAAGTCATGAATCAACAGCTCATCAAGGAAGTCTCTGAGAAGACCATGATGAGTCGAGCCTGGCTTATCAAAATGGAAGTGCCAGTCGATATGGCTGGAGATTGCAGCCAAGCCATGACTTGGGTTCAGTCGAGAATCCATAACTTCATCGGTGCTGGCTTCTACCACCTCGGAACCGAGGCAGCCATCAAGGAAGTCTCAATTGATGGAAAGAAGCAGGAAGTGCCTTTCTGGTTCATTCATGTTGTTCATCCGGAATACAAAGACCCAAGAGATTGCGTGGAGAAGTGCGTGGATTACAACCACAAAGAATGGTCAACGTGAGAACTTGCGGCGAGATCTCATATTGATAGGCAGATTGATGTACACTGTTGAAAACAGAGGTCATCAATGGAAATCGAACTGATTCAAAAGATTCTGCCGCTTGATTGTGGAAAGACCGGCAAGCTGGTGCTGCTCATCATGGCCGCACACCTCAGCGAGAAACAATGGTTCGTAAAAGACCTGATGGAAATCATTGGCGGAGATGCCAAGACGGTTCGCTTCGCATTGCGTGAGCTTGTGGACAGAAGGCTTGTGAACCTGGTCGGCAAGACGGAATTGCAAGCCAACATCTTTGAACTCAACGTCAAAGAAGTCCTTAAGTACCAGCTACCATACCTCGACCGAGATACGCGTTTCGCTTTAGAACGTCTTGGGCGTCAAGCTCAACAACACCATCTTCCTCGCAGCACTCGACCAAAGCCTTGAGAAACAGCTTCACGAGCTTGCTTGCCAAGCCAGGTGAGACTTCAATCTTGCAGTTCTCTGTCACGTCATTGCGAAACAGACAAACCACATGATTGAAGCTCATCTGCTCATCCAGCATCACGGAATAGAACTGGCCTTCAACCAACGAAAGCTCGTACTCGTTCATGCGCTCGATGATGTACTGGTAAACATCGCAAAGCGTGTTTTCTTCAGCCAGTCGAAGGATTTCTTGTCGTTCACTGAAAGACAATTTCAGTTCTTTGATGTCTTGCGTTCGGCCAATCAGAGCATTCACTCAGCAGACTCCACAGCATTGTCGAGCTTGAACAACATCAACGCAGCAACGGCTTTCAAAGGATTTACCTTGTCCTTCAAGGCGTCCTCGAAATACTTCACGTCCTCTTTGGCTTTCTTGTAGTTCTCGTTGCCTTGCACTTCACGTTTCGCACGTTCTGTTTCAACAAGCGCTTCAGCCAGACGGTTTTCCATCTCTTCGCGTGACAAATTGCAAAGGTCTTGGACGTGTTCAATATCCAATTCCTTTGAGATTTGAGCTGCGAGTTTCTCAGGAATGCCTTGTTCTTCAATCAGAAACGAACGCGATGACCACAGTTCATCTTGCATGTTTGTGCCTCCATGTTATTTGACTAGCCGCTTCGTATAGCAGAAGATTGCCTAAGATGAAAGCATGGAAGGCACAATGAAACTGACCAACGCACAACACGAAGAAGCACTCCGAGCCATACGCAATGGCGCTTCTGTGCATCAGATTGCGGCAAAGTACAAACTCAGCATTGATGAATCAAACGAACTGATTGCAGTCGTTGCAAGAGAAACACGCGAAGGTGCAAGCAGTCATCGCATCATGCTCCGCGCTTTGTTGCGTGAGCAAGCACCGCTGGCGTTGAAGACGTTGGTTGACCTTTGCCAGCCGAACTTGAACGTCGAGAATCAAATGGACTTGCAGGTACTGAACCTGCGACTCAAGGCTGCTGAGAAAATTCTTGGCTATGCAAGCCGCATGATGATTGAAGATGTCGTGACTGGCATGGTGGAAGCTGGTAAGGAAGAACAGATGCAAGAAACGCTGTTCGACTTTGAATCGGTTGTCAATCCAGATGGTGGCACGACTCTTGTCGCGCAACCTAAACTCAAGTTGGTTGAGAATTGAGATGCAGCTTACACTTCCGAAGCCGTATTCATCGTGGCAAAAGCATCTTATCAATGAAAAAACGCGATTAATTTGCCTGGCACTAGGGACAAAGGTCGGTAAGACTTTAGGCGGAGCTGGTCGCATTGCGAACTTCAGTTTCCAAGCTCCACGCGAACAAGCAGCACTTTATCGAATTGTCGCTCCGACATATCAGCAAGCCAGCATCACTTACAAATATCTTGACCGATTGTTTCCACAGGTGCTTCCGCCTCAAGCTGGATTGACTCCTGAGCAATACAAAGCAGCGCAGCATCAATGGTCACAACTCACGCCAGAGCGCAGCGAATCGCGCATGAGAATGAAGTGGAATCACAACGGTGCAATCATTCAGTGCGTTCATGCTCAAGATCCAGAACGTAGCATTGAAGGTGAGCGCACACACGGAAACCTAATTGACGAAGCTGCAAAATGTTCAGCTCAGACATTCGCTTCGGTTATGTCCACAACTTCGCAAACTGGCGGCTGGATTGCTTTGACTTCAACTCCAAGAGGTAAGAACTTTTTCTACGATTTATACCGCCAATGCCAAGAACACATGGCTTGGTCAGAAAAGCACCAAAAACCATATGAAATGTTCTGTGCAACGGCCAGGACGATTGATTCGCCTTATGTTGACAAGCGCGTGGTTGAGCAGGCGAAGCTCTCACTGCCTGACAGGCTGTTCCGCCAGCTTTACCTTGCCGAGTTCCTTGATGACGGTTCGGTCTTTGTCGGGCATCGAGATTGCGTTGAAGGCGATTTGATTGACGTTCACGGCAAGATGCAAGCCTGGCAGGTACCAGATGCCAAGACACGCAAGGTGGTCATCGGAGCCGACTGGGCAAAGAGAACGGACTATGGCGTCTTCATTGCCTTCGAAGTTGGAACCTCAAGACCGCGAGTCGTTGGCTTTCGCCGCTTCCAAGGCTTGGACTACAAGGTCGCCATTCGAGAGCTGTACCAGTTCACCGAGCAGTTCAACGAAGTCCTGCTGATTCGCCATGACCGCACTGGTATTGGTGACGTCATCAACGATATGCTCTCAAACTTCAGTTGTCCGATTGATCCGGTCGTGTTCACCAACGAAAGCAAGTCATCAATGGTTGATGCCTATATGGTGGCCATTGAGACACGGAACCTCGTTCTGCCGAACTGGCTTGACCTCATCAAAGAGCATGACAACTACGACGTGAAGATGAGCGTCCTTGGAAAGCCAACCTATTCGGCACCGCCTGGATTGCATGACGACATCGTGACCGCCTGCTTCTTGGCTTGGTCAGCCGTCCTTGAGACTCAAGACCGTGTATTTGATGTGCGTTTCTTGGAAGACCTGCCAAAAACTGCGCTTTCCGTGGAGTCGTGGTACGCTAACCTCGCCGACGAAAACGATGACTTCTGACGCAATCCATCACCAACCGGAGCAGAGACAAGATGGCCTTGGTCGTGCAGCTTAAAAAAGGCGAAGCACTCAGAGTCGGTGACCAAGTGTTGATCGTAAGCGCAAGCCGTGGTGCTCGCATTGTCCTGGACGCTCCAAAAGATGTGAAGATTGAACGGCTCGGAGTCTTGCACGATGAGGAACAACGAGATGCGGAACGACAAGGAGCGGTCATCGTCAAAAGAGCGAATGAGGCGAAAGCCAAGGAGTGATTATTCGCTTCGCTATATTGATCCCAACGGAATGCCTTCAGATGAGCCTTTCAACTCGGCATGGTCGGTTGAAACCAAGGCATTTCTGACAAGCCAGAACCTAAAGGCTTTGTTCTTCAGCGAGGATTGGGTTTTCATTTGCGTCGATGCTTACGCTCAACCGATTTCGTCATTGCCGTTGCAGGTCATCCGCAAAGGCTCCGAAGATGGACAAGCTGTCGAGAAGCCAGTTCAATTCCATCCAGTGTCTCAGCTTCTTGAGAATCCAAACCAGTTCGTTGATGGCGTGGCTTTGAAATACTCGCTTGCCTGCGACTACGTTCTCGGTGGCAACTCGTTCCTGTACCATGCCAAGCAAAACAAACAGGCATACCACATCAGCTTTGACCGAGTGCAGTACAAGCTCGATGGCAACGGCTTGCCTGAAAGTTACATCGTCTATCCAGACAATGAAGAAATCATTCCAAATGTGACCAAAGGAATCACCATCCAGCTTTCCGAGATGGTTCACGTTCGCAGACCGAACCCAAGCTCACCAATCTGGGGCCTTTCGCCATTCGTTCCAGGTAGACGCTCGGTTCTTTTCAATCGTTACTCTCAAGACTACCTGAACAGCTTCTACCTCAAAGGAGCAACGCCTCAAGGCATCCTTGAGATGGAACAATCAGCCAATGAGCAGTCTGTTCTCCGCTTGCTGCGCTCGTTTGAGTTGGCTCACACTGGCAGACGCAACCAACGCCGCACGATGCTTTTGCCGAAAGGCGTGAAGTGGTCTGCTGCCGACCACAAGATTGCCGACCAGCAAATCGTTGACCTCGTTCGCATGAACCGCGAGACAATTCTCAACACGCTGCACATTCCGAAGCACGTCGTGTCTCTTCAAGAAGCTGGCTCGCTCGGCTCAGAAGAACACAAAATGGCGCTTAAGTATTTCTGGACAGCGGCTTTGCTTCCAACGGCAAATGCTTTGGCTGCCTCTTTGACCAAACACTTCCGTCAAGCCGGAATGCTGGCAATCAATGAAGAGCTGCGCTTTGACACGTCCGAAGTAGCAATCTTGCAAGATGACCTCAAGGCCAATGCTGAGACAGCGAATTTGCTTCTCAAGACGCATACGCTCAACGAAGTTCGTGCTCAGGTCTTTGGTTTGCCTCCACTACCAGAAGGCGACTACACGCCTGGTGTTGCTCAACCGTTGCCAACGCTTGGTTTGACGTCAGCAGAACCAATGCCTCAGCCGGAACTGCCAAAGCTGGAGGTCATCGAAGCAGTTGAACCTCAGCCAGTATCAGAAGAACAGCCGGCGCAAGTTGAGATGCCTCAAACTAAGGAACTTGGCCGCTATGCTTCTCAGGTCAAAGCAAACGAGGACAGCTTGGACGCTTACCTGAAGAAAGAGCTGCCAACAGTGACTGAAGCTGCGTTGGACTTCCTTGCTCTTGAAGCTGAGACAGCGGTCAAAACGCTGCGTTCAAGCAAGGGCATCAAGGCAGACCTTCCATCAGCAAAAGAATACAAAAAGCGTTTGGATAAGGCGCTCAAAAGCCTTCAAAAGCAATACAATGAGAAGTTCAATGAACCGCTTGAAGCCTCGATGAGCCTTGGCTATGACCTCCAAGCGAACATGATATTCGACAAGCCGAGCCGTGACGCTCTGCTGGCTGCTAAGCAAACAGATGCAAAAGGTCGCTCTGCTGCCTTGGAAGCTCGCAACATCGAAACCTTCAAGAACGTCAGCAAGACAACCACCGACCGCGTGATGAAGATTGTCCAAAAAGGAATCGAAGATGGTATTTCAGTCGATGACGTGGCAAAGCTGATTGTCGAGGACTCAATCAAGATTGGTGCAAGCCGCGCTCAGACGATTGCCAGAACGGAAACGCTCACAGCCGTTTCACTTGGACAGGCATCAATGATGGAGCTTGCTGCAAAGGCGATTCCTGGCCTCAAAAAGAGCTGGATTTCATCTCAAGACGAAGACGTCCGTGAGTCGCACAAAGCGGTGAATGGTGAGATTCGGGATAGTGACGAAAAATTCAGCAATGGTTTAATGTATCCAAGAGATCCGGATGCCGAACCAGGCGAGTCAATCAACTGCCGATGCGTCCTAGTGACTCTGGCACCGGAAGACCTTGAAGATTATCGTGCTGAACTCGAAGCACTGAAGGAGAATGCAGAATGATTAAGTCAATGAAGGAAGCCAAGTTCAAAGCACTTGGCCAAAAGGCAGCAGACAACGCGGTGGTTATCGAAGGCTACGCCAATCGATTCCTGAGCGATGCTTACAATGAGCGCATGGATCCATTGAGCGTCAAACTCGAACGCTACAAGCAGAACCCAATTCTTCTTTTCAATCACGACATGAACTATCCTGTTGGCAAGGTCATTTCCGTGGAGCCTCGTGAAGACGGCTTGTTTGTCAAAGCTGCCGTCAGTCATGCCGACCACGAAAAGGTTGCCTATGTGCGCGAGCTGGTTGCCGATGGTACGCTCTGCACTTTCTCTGTGCGTTTTGCTGGCGAGCAAGTGGTCGAAGACCCAGAAGTCGCTGGTGGTAAGCTCATCAAAAACTGGGAATTGCAGGAGGTATCAATCGTGTCCATTCCAGCGCAACCGGATTCCACATTCTCATTGGCAAACGCCAAGTCACTCGGCGAAGCTCGTCAGATGGTTCTTAAGGCCAAAGGCGCGATGGTCGCTCAAGTGGCTGCTGAACACATTGCGAAGCTCGAAGAGGCTGGCGAAAAGAAAGACGAACTGCTTGAGAAGATTGCTGAGCAGTCTGGCAGTGAGCCTGGACAGCTTGCCGAAGTTCTCGCAGGCAACGTGACTCCAGTTCCAGAGCCTGTGCTGTCGGCACTTGCTTCGGTTCTTGGTATCGACTCCAACATGCTTGCGGAACACAACGCTCACGACGTTGAAGCTCAGAAGAAGATGGAAGCTGAGAAGTCTGAAGAGAAGATGGACGAAAAGCCAGAAGAAATGAAGGAAGAAGCGAAAGCGGATTACGCTCCTTTGTCTCAGGCTGTGCAAGAATGCGTCTCTGAGAAGATTCCTACACTTATCAAAGAAGGCAAACCTCAAGAACAAGCTGTGGCGATTGCAATCTCGATGTGTTCAAAAGAAAAAGGTTGCTCAGACTTCCAACCAAGCCGTGAGATGATGGTCAAGTGGCTTGATGATTGCGACAAAGTGAAGCAAGCTGAACAGGAAGGCACACCTCAAGAATCGGTCGCTGTACCGAACAAGGAACCAGAAGGCATGAACGACAACGCGCTTTTGATGTTGATGAAGTCTCAGCTTGAGATGCTCGGTGCGATTTCCGTCAAGCTCGACAAGCTGGCCGAAGTATTTATGGCCGCACAAAAAAAGCCAGAAGTCGAAGTTGAAGTTGAGGAGCCGGAAGCGGAAATGCCACCAGAGGCAGCCGATCAAATGAAGGCTATCCTTGACCGTTACGAAGCGAAGCTGAAAGGCTTGCTCGCTTGAAAATTCTATCTGTGTGATACACTGTTACTCGGAGCCTCATGAAGAGGCGTTTAACTTTGCGGCAGTCAGCCGCGTTTTGGAGGAATCTATGTCGAATTTTGAGAAACGGCTGGCTGAGTTTGAAAGCAAAGTTCAGTCTGCTGTCGGTGAAATTGAAAAAGCCAAGTCGGCTGGCATCGTTGGTGGAGCTACCAGCTTCAGCAACCGCAGCAACAGCGACGAGCAAAGACTTCTCGCTTCTTTCGGCTGCTCGAACGTCAAGCAGTTGCTCGAAGTGAACGTGGCTCATCCTCGCTTCGCTCACGTCAACGACAACCTCAAGTCTGCTGTTATGCAGCTTAAAAAAGACATGGACATCGCTCGTATGTCGGCTCAGATCTTCGGCGGTCAGCCTCAAGATCGTGGTGACGAAGACCGCGCTGCTCACGTCAAAGGTGTTCTCGAAACTCCTTTCGCTCGCATGGTTGACCTCAAGGCTCGCTTGAAGAGCTTCAGTTCTACAGTTGCTAGCGACGGCGATGAGTGGGTTCCTACAGCTATCTCGGCTTCCTACATCGAAGAGTATGAACTTGAGAAGAAACTGGCTGCTGCATTCCGCGAAATCCCAATGAGCAGCAATCCATTCGAATTGCCTGTTCAATACGGCGTGACCAAAGCTCGCTTGATTGGCGAAGGCGCTGCTGCAACTGACGCAAACTTCGGAACCGAGAAGATTCAGTTCTCCGCTCCTAAGTTGGTTGAATACTACCTGTTGCCTGAAGAACTGAACGAAGACTCTGCTCCTGCAATCCTTGAGCTGGCTCGTCAGGACGTTCTCTCTGCTCAGTTGCGCGCTGTTGAAGACGCAATCATCAACGGTGACACGACTGGAACACATATGGACAGCGACACAACCGCTGCAAGCTCCAACCGTAAGGCTTGGAAAGGCCTTCGTAAGCTCGCTTTGGCTGCTTCTTCGACTGTTTCTTTCTCCGGCGCTGGCGTGACTAAGACTGGCTTGGACGCAATGCGTAAGTTGATGGGCAAGTACGGCACGAATCCAAAGGAACTCGCTTGGGTTGTCGGACCTTCGGCATACGCTCAGCTCCTGAACATCGACGAAGTTGCTACTGTTGAGAAGTTTGGCCCACAGGCTACTATCCTCAGCGGTGCTCTCGCTGTGTTCCGCGGTATCCCAATCGTTGTTTCTGAGTTCATCCGTGAAGACGTGAACGCTTCTGGCGTGTACGACGGATCCGTTGTGAACCGCACTGTGTTGCACCTTGCAAACGTCCGTCGTTTCTACCTCGGTCGTCGTCGTCCAATCCGCGTCAAGGTTCAGCAAGATGCTCGTGCAGAGTATGATCGTTGGCAGCTCGTTTCTTATCAGCGCGTGGACTTCAAAGGCCACAAGCAAGCTGGTGAGACATATGCTGGCGGTGAGACATCTGCTGAACGTTCATCTGTTCTTGGAATCAACATCCTCGCTTGATGACCTCAAGCAAGGTATGATGAGAGCAGCTTAACCGCTGCTCTTTTTTTTGCCTTAAAATACTGAGGTTCAGATATGGCTGTGGTCAATCTGCCGCTTGTTCAAATCAAAGAGTTTGAAACAAGAGAGCTGTTTCAATTGCGTGAGGTGTCTCCAGGCACCTATCACATTCCTTTGCAGATTGAAGGCAACTCAATTCTGTCGAGCTTGCTCGTCACTCACGTTTCGCCAGATGCCTCAATCCATGTGAATTACTTTCAAACAACAACAGGCGATGAGAACGAAGAACGCACACCTCTGATAGGCCATAGCCCAAAAACAAGCGGCTCTCAGGCAGCCGACACGATTATCGTGGCTCGCGTTCACTTGAAACCTGTCTGCGAGGTCGTCATCAGTGGTGGCAATGTGACATTCGGCCTTATGGTCACGATGGTTTCAGCTTTTGCCTCGGATATTGAAAGCTCGCTGTTCAAAGATGGATACATGGTCGTTGGAACCGAGCGCGGTATTCCGCTCATGACCATTGACGACAACACTGGACAGATGAAGTTCATGCGCTCCAAAGAAGGCCAGCTCATCATGCGTGAGTCTTCTGAAGGAACGCCTCTTCATTTGACTCACTCAGACCGCTTGCTACCATTCCAGCGCAAGGTCTGTCTTGCACATCAGCTTTTCGACAAGGCTATGAAGTTCAGCCGCTTCAGCGTTGTCTCGGCAAGCGACTATCGAGTGACGGTACAGGTCAACGGCTCGCTCGCTTTGAGCGCCAGAACGTCCAAGTATCAACCAACGACTGAGCTAAACTTGGAGCCTTACAAGGTCGCGCCAACTGGTTCTCTGGTTACCATTGAGGCACATCGTTTTTCTGAAGAAGATGACGGTACATTCGATGTGTACTTGCGAGGCTATGAGTTCATCAACGAAGACGAGGAAACTATGAGCAGCTTGACGAAGGTCGTTTACAACAAGAGCGGTGCGCTCATTTTGCCGTTTAAGGCGGTGGCTTGGGAAGATGACAACTCGGTCAATCTGGCTGACGCTGACGGCCTTGGATTGGACGATTTCGCTGGTGTCACTCAAGACGGCATCGCGCACCTCGGCTATGGCATCATTCACAAGATTGGCGAAGTACCAAACGCACTCATTGGTCTTGGTGCCATCGCTGGACAGCCTGTCTTCCTTGGCAGTGTTCCAGGCCAGTTGACTCTTACGCCTCCAACAAGCGGCACAATCTTCCGCATCGGTCGTGCAGAGCCACCAAGTGGAGCGCACACTGGCGAAGCAACCTCGTTGTTCATCGATCCACAAATCATCTCAGAGGCATGAAATGAGTGATTCACAACGTAAAATATTCATCGATGGAATACCGATGGAATCAGTAAAAGATGACCAAAAATTGGTAACCTTCTTTGAAGAATTTGATGATACTATTTACCAATCTGCAAACAGGAAGTTTGAGCAGTTGTGCGAAAAGTACGACAAGAAGGCGACGTTGACTATTCTTGTCAAATTTGAGGAGTCGTGAATATGGCCACGCAGAATTTTCAGTTGATTCATTGGGATGGCACGAAGCAAAAACGTGTTGAATCCCAGACCATGGAACTCAAGCTCGGCAAGTTGGCCATTGGCTCGCTTGCTGACATCCGCGAAGTGTCTGGCAAGCTCGACGTTGCTGGAATTGCTCTGACAAACCTTGGTGCTCCATCGGTTGATTCTGATGCTGCTACAAAAAAGTTTGTTGATGATTCGATTGCTGCAATCAGCTCCGGTTCATTGGCTGCCTTGGAAGCAGATGTTGACCAACTTCAAACCGATTTAGCTCAAGAGATTCTTGATCGCGCTTCTGGCGATGCAAGTACATTGTCTTCCGCTCAAGCATATGCCGATCAAAAGGTTGCTGATTTAGTAAACTCAGCTCCAGCGGTCTTGGACACTCTGAAAGAGCTTTCCGATGCACTTGGTGGAGATGCAAACTTTGCCACTACAATCACAAACTCCATCTCCGCTGTTCAAGCTGAAGTTGACGCAGTTGAACTTGCTTTGACTTCTGAAACTACTGCTCGTCAAGGTGCTGATAGCGCACTGGATACTCGCCTCACCGCTGTTGAATCTTTCAAAGATTCTCAGATTTTGTTCGTTAGCAAGTCTGGTAGCGATGTTACTGGTACAGGTGGACAACACAAGCCGTTTGCTTCGATTGGAGCAGCTCTTGCTGCAATCACGGACGCATCTCCGACCAAGCGTTACCTCATCAAAGTTCTTGCTGGTGCATATACAGAAAGCGCAATCGCACTGAAAGCCAACGTCTTTATTTGCGGTGACCAAAAAGAAGCGGTTCGTATTAGTGCATCGAGTTTTGCGCTTGCATCTGACTTCAGTGGAAGCGGTGACCATCGCTCTGGAATTTCCAAAGTCATTCTTGCAGCAGGAAACTGCAACTTCGATTGGTCTGCTGTTACCTCAGCGGCAGGAAAATTGTACTTCAGCGAAGTTTCTATCAATGGCAGCGTCACGCTGACTGGACACAACAACGCAACTGCTCAAGCGTATTTTGATTCTTGCTTACTCTATAGTTCTTTGACAATCAGCGGAATCAATGTTGGTGTATTCAACAACAACATTTGCTTCGGAAACGTCAACCTTAACCAACATCCGAACGGCGGAATGGCTACCATTCTTGCTGCGACTGGTGGACAGGTTAGCGGAACCGTCACGCTCACAACAACCGTAAGCGATTTCAATCGTCGATGCGCGCTGTTCGCGAAGAACTTCTATATGGAATACGTCACTATCAACGGTGCGTCTTCTTATGCAGACATGAACGAAGGCTCGTTGCCTCGCTCACATGACCGCATTCTTTCTCAGAACGGCGGAAACATTGTTTACATAACATCGAGCGCACCTCACGCAGCAAATGTGAGAAACCTCGGTGAAGCTGGCAAGCAATATAGCTATGTGTTTGGTTATGTTCACGCTTCCAGTGACAGTGATTTGTATTTGATTTCGATGGGCGCAGATTACAATCCTTCAAATACTGGCCGCTCTATATTCTTGGAAGCAGACAGTTATGGTCTTGCTTCAAATGTGAACGGCGGAGACATCAATCTCATCACTGCCGCAACATCTGGCACAGGTGTACGCGGTAAGTTGAAACTTGATGGACGTGTCATTGATGTTTCAGCGAAAAAGATTGTTGACCTTGCCTCTGGTACAGATTCAACTGACGCAGTGAACAAAGCACAACTTGATGTTGTCTCTGGCGCTGTTTCAACCGAGCAATCAAGAGCAGAAGCTGCTGAAGCCGCTTTGGACGTTCGCCTTGATGTTCTCGAAGGTTCTGGCGCTGGTTCCGTTGCCAAGGCTCAGCTTGATGCTCAAGCCTATGCTGACGCTGCTGTGTTGGTCGAGAAAAATCGCGCTGAGGCTGCTGAATCTGCGCTCCAAGGCGAAGTCGATGCTGCTGAAGCCAGCATTGCACAGGAAATCCTTGACCGCGCCGCTGCCGTTTCTGCTGAACAAGTTCGCGCTGAAGCTGCTGAACTTGCACTGCAAGGTGAAGTAGACGCAGTTGAGTCTGCTCTCGCTCAGGAACTGCTCGACAGAGCCGCTGCTGATACAGCTCTCCAAGGCAGCATCGACACCGTTGCTGGTGGCTTGGCACAAGAGCTTCTCGACCGCGCTGCTGCTGACACAGCATTGCAAGGCGAAATTGATGCGGTTGAAGCTGACCTCGCTCAAGAGCTTTTGGACAGAGCCGCAGCCGTTGCAGCGGTTCAAGCAGAAGTGGATGCCGAAGAAGTTCGTGCGGCTGCTGCTGAGTTGGCGCTTCAAGGCGAGATCGACGCAGAGGAAACTCGTGCATTGGCTGCTGAAGCTGCAATTCAGGCTGAAGTTGACGCTGAAGAACTCGCTCGTGCAGCAGCAGATACTGCTTTGCAAGGCGAAATCGACGCTCTCGAAGTGGTCGTTTCTGAACTCAATCTCATCAGCAAAACTGCCGACGCTGCAATCTCTGCCGGAAAGGTTTGCTTTATCAAGTCCAATGGCAACATCGACTTGGCTGACGCTGACTTGGATATGAGCGATAATGCCTTGGTCATCGCTGCTGCAAGCATTGCTTCCGGCGCTTCTGGCAAGGTTGTCATCAAGGAAGGCGCGATTGTTGGAGGCTTCTCTGGGCTTGTTCCAGGCAAGAAATGCTTTGTCTCCAAGACCGCTGGTGAAGTGGTTCAGTCTTTGGCTGGCTTCGCATCAGGCAACTCGGTGTATTGTGTTGGACGTGCTATCTCTGCAACAGAGATTGCTTTCCAACCAGTCTTTGAGTTTGAATACTGATTGACCTGGCGAGGTGGAGAAATCTGCCTCGCCTTTTATCAAAGGATTGAACAATGACTCAGCGACTTATTGCGGTCGATGACCAAACAGGAAAGCGCAGCTTAATTGCTGTTCCTTCCGGTGGCGGCATTGATCCCGACGTTCAAACATTCTCAGCCAGTGGCACGTGGACAAAACCGAACGGCTGCAAGCAAGTGCGAGTCATTCTGATTGGCGGTGGTGGAGGCGGAGGTTCTGGTTCATACGGAACAACTGGCACTCAATGTGGTGGCGCTGGCGGTTCTGGTGGACAGCTTGTCGTCAAAGACCTTGTAGCAAGCGACTTGGCTGCGACCGTTGCTGTGACCATCGGAGCTGGTGGAGCAGGCGGTGCCGCTGTCTCAACTAACGGCTATAATGGTAAAGACGGAACTGATGGTTCACTCACTTCATTCGGAACACACGCCAAGGCATTCGGTGGTAAAGCTGGAGCAGGTGCAGGCAAGTTTTTGTCTGGTCGCATCACTATGCAATTCGCAGAAGGCGGATCAGCAAAGCAAGGCGGAGCACGAGGCGGCGGTGGCAAGATTACAGCCGGAGAATCATCCGCTGACGTAATCGAAGCACCAGGCTCAGGAGGCGGCGGCGCTGGCATCACGACAACTGGACTTTCTGGCGGTCTTGGCGGAGTCAATCAATCAGGTCTTGGTGGCAATGGTGGCAATGGTGGCAATGGTGGCGCTTCCAAGGCAACTGGCGCAGGTGACGCAGGTGCTGCTGGCTCAGGCTATGGAGCAGGCGGTGGAGGCGGAGGCGCGTCAAAAGGAACGGCTTCCGGTGCTGGCGGAAATGGCGCTTCAGGCTATTGTGTCGTAATCTCGTACTGAAGGAGAATCCAATGAAACTGAAACTTGTTGAGCTTGACCATCTCGTTGTCTTCCTTGAACCAAAGTACGTCCTCATTGAAGGCGAAGTGGAAGTATCTGAAGCCGAAGGTCACAAGCTGCTCGCTGCATATGCCGGTAAACTCGAAAAGGTCGAAGAAAAGAAAGCTGTCGCTGCCAAAGCCAAAGTGCTTCCAGAGGTAAAGGATGAGCCTAAACTCTAATGCGCTCTGCACAGTTGCGCAGTGCAAAACTTATCTGGACATCGCATCTGCTGACACGTCGCAAGATGCGAAACTTGAACAGCTCATCAACGCTTCGTCGTCGATGATCGAAAACTATCTTGACCGCAAACTCATTTATAATCAGTACATTGAACTTCATGATGGTCGAGTGAATGACCGTTTACTGTTGAAGGAATGGCCTGCAGAGAAGCCATCAGAGATCCGCTCTGACACGCTGTGGTCATTTGACAACACCACCATCATGCCGCCAGAGAATTATGAAATAGATCAGCAAACGACCGTTGTCCTCAAAGGATACTTCTTTCCGCGAGGCAACCGAAACATCAAGGTAACGTACTATGCCGGATATGCGAGTCCTGTTTCTGGTGGCGGAGGTTTTCCGTTGCCGACAGAACTCAACCAAGCCTGCATTATGCTCGTCGCATGGCAGTATCAGCTACGAGCTGACAGACGCCTCGGCATTGCTTCAAAGGGCAAGCAAGGTGAGTCGATCTCTTATGTCAAAGGTCTTCCGGCTGAAATCGCCTTGATGCTTGATTTGCACACGCGCATGGAATTGCCATTCACCTCAACAGGAATCGGCAACGGATGATTCGCTCAGACGCCAAAGCACTTGAAGCTCGCATCATGGCAAAGCTCGAAAAGTTCTTGCCTGACAGCGAGAAGATTCCTCCTGTTTTGCACAGAATTGGTGCTTTGTTGCGCACTGAAATGATTATGAACGCCACGAGAAAGAACATTGTGGACACTGGAGCGCTGAAGAACTCTATCAACTATGAGATCGAAGGCACGACAGTTTCAGTCGGTTCTTTTGGTGTTCCTTACGCGAAGTATCACGAGTTTGGCGCGAATCTTGGGCCAGCAGGAATGAGGGCCATGTTCGCTGCCATGAGAGCAAGAAGGTCAAGTTCAGCAAAACGATACAAAGACAAAAACGTCGTGGTCAATCAAACATTGCGTCCTCGACCGTTTGTCAGACCAGCCTTTCAAAGTAAACTGAGTCAGGTCAGAAGAATCCTTGCAGAATACGGAGCGCTGTGATGCCAGTTGCATATGACTCAGACATTCTCGACGCACTGGAGATTCAGCTCAAGACTCTTACCTGGGCAAAAGTCGTTGAGACGGAAAACATTCGTATTGCTTTTTCCGAACTCGGTGAGCACGAAGTGCCTTACATTCAGGTCTACGACAACGGTCAAGTCTTTGAGCATCAGCGAGGCGAAGTGTTGACACGATGGCAGGTGGCCGTTGAACTTGTCCTCCGGTCGGCTTCAGAGAACCAAGTCAACATGAGAACGCTGCTCGACAAGCGCCAAGAAGTTGAACAGTGCATCGGTTCCAAAGTGAACCTTGGCATTCCAGGCGTGGTCAATGTGCTTTATCTTAGCAACACGCCAGACATTCAGATTGTGAAGCCGTTCTATGTGACTACGCTGCTCTTTGAGGTGGTTTACCGCAAACGGTATGTGTCTGAATGTTGATGTGATACGCTCTCAAATGACCTTCGCTCAAAGACTGAGCTTCGCTTTATGTTTTGGAGGACAAAATGTCGAAGAATTATGCCTCAATTTATGCAAACACTGGTGACAGCTCGGCGCTGAACCAACGCTTTTATCTCAAAGAAGAAGTCATAAAAGGAACGATGGCCATTCCAGCAGCCGCTGATTACTTCTTTGCATTGTCTGGCGGCTCCATCAGCTTCAGCCAGCCAATCACATCGTCGCCTCACCGTTCTGGACGCCACAACAACAACACCATCAAGGAAAAGAAAGCCCTTGAATGGTCGCTGCCAACGATGGTCAACATCAACACAGCCGCTGCACAAGGAACAGGCGCTCTTGAGCCTGCACTGCGCGTTCTCTGGAAGTCGCTGCTTGGTCATGAAACAGTTCCCGGTGCTGTTGTTTATGACTCCGCTCAAGATCCAAGCGTCACGTTCAGTATTTTCGAAATTGGAGACAAGTGGGCCAAACAGGCTTTCGGCTGCTTTGTGGACTCTTGCGAAATCTCTCTTCCAGGCGACGGTCAATCGCAGTTGAGCTGGTCTGGTATGGGAGTTGAATCGTATCTGGTAGGAATTGGCAAATCGACTGTTGATAACGACGGCGGCCAGACAGTCACTGTTCAGCCTGGCGAAGGCAAACGCTTTCCAGTTGGCGCTCGTGTGATGTTGGTTGAAGCTGACGGATCAACTCGTTCGGCTGACACTGTTGCAGGCTCAGCTCGAAAAGTTGTCTCTGTCTCTGGCGACGTTGTGACTCTCGATGGCGCTGCTTTGGCTGACGCTGACGGCTCATCGACTCCTGTTTATCTATGCTACTTCGAACCTGTTTTGACTGGCAGCGAAGGCATCGACAATCCACAAACTGGCTTGCAAGGCACGTTCACAAGCTCCAGCATTCCAGGCAATCCTTGCATCCGTTCGGCTACTATTTCTGTCGCCAACGGGCATGAAGTGGTAAACTACTGCTGGGGAACAGACGCTGCTTCTGGTTCAATCTTCGTTCCAGCAAGCCGTTTGGAAGTCAGCGTTTCAATCGAACTGAACCTGAACCACGACCTTGTTCAGTTCTACAACTCGGTTCAGCAGTTCGAAGCTCAGGACCTGAACTTCAAGCTTGGCGATACAGCGTTGCGCTTCTTGGAAATCGACCTGCCAAAGGTCATCTTCCAGGTGCCTTCAATCGACGTGCCTGAAACTGGTTCGATTCCTGTCTCGTTTGAAGGAACGGCTTACCAAAGCGCACTTGACGCTGCTGATGAAATCGTGGTGTCATACCAGTAAGCAACAAGAGCAATGTTTCCTTTCTGACTCGATGGCCTTTGGCTGTCGAGTTTTTTTGTTTATGCTAAGAGCGCACAAGAGTGCATCAACCAAGAAGGAAGTCATCATGGCAATCAACTTGTCTGCTATTCAAGACTCGGTTTTCACGTTCATCTCATCCAAAGACTCGGCAATTGGTAATCCGCAAAATTATGCGGCATACTTGGAATCGCTTGATGAGTCGTTGCTGGCGCTGAATGGCGAACCGACACGCTTCCATCTCGCGGTTTCGTCAAAGCTCAAGGACGTGCTCGCTGCGAAAGACGGTCTGACCTCAATCGCAATGAAAGCCAAGGATGGCGGTGACATTCCACTTTATTCGCTGATGTACCAGCAAGTTCGCATTGCTCTCAAAGACATCAAAACTGGCGCTGAATCAATGTTCCGTAAAGGTGCTGACGGTCACGCAGCCGATGACCTTATGGCTGCCTTAGCTGCAAACGACATCTTGCCTGAGCTGTTTGCTGCATTGCAGAACAAACAACAAAACCGGAGTCCTGAAATCGCAAAAAAAGACTAAGCGCACTTCTTGAGTTGACCTTTGCTGACCATGCAAAGCTCAAGAAAGAAGGACGCAACTTCGATTGCAACGGCTGCAAGGTCGCCAAGCTCAGACGCTGCCAAGAGGACAGGTGGGATTTCACCGACAAGGACGCCAACATCTTTCCGATGTACGTTCATCAAGGCGGTGAGCTTTATGGCTTCTGTCCTGCCAAGGCGACTTGGGATTCATGGACGGTGACGATGTACCGCGCTCTTGTTTGTGCTGTGGCCACTGGAGCACAATGGAACTCTGGAGGCATCTCGGAACAGCCGGAATGGTGGATTGACCTGCTATCATGGTTCTCGACGCGCTATGATATGAGCAACTTCAGCCACAAGGCTAGAATGGTGCTAGGCGATGGCGACAAAGCCAAGACTCAAGGAGTGAGCAAGAATGGCAATCAGCAAAGACCAGTTAACCGTCGAGGTCGTTCTTGATTCCTCCGGTGCCATCAAAGGCATCAAAGACCTAGAAGGCCAATTCGTTTCCTTTGATAAAGTAGTTTCACAAACCTCCAAGACAACCGACAAGGCTAATCAATCGACTGGCAAAGTTGGCGACGCTTTCTCTGGATTGTCGGCAACGCTTTCCAAGGCTGCCTTGCCTTTGCTCGCTGTGCAGACAGCAGTGAATGCTGTCACGCAGGTCTTCGGCGCTCTGTCCAACACACTCGGTTCATTTGTCGATGATTACGCTGCTGCCGAGCGCGCTCAAACGCTACTGACGCAGGCCATTGAAAACTCAAACGGTCGCATTCAGAACAGTGCTGATGCTTGGGGTGCTTACCTTGACCAGCTTCAAGAAGTGAAAGCTGTTGATGCTGATGTTCTTCGAGGTCTTGTCGCACAAGCCGTCCAAATGGGCTTCAGTGAAGCGCAAATCAAGTCTCTAGTAGAAGCGTCCATTGGCTTGTCAAAAGTGACTGGCGACTCTCTCGATGGCGCGTTTCAAAAACTGATTGGAACAACACGAGGAATGGCTCGTGGCCTGACAGCGATGGTGCCTGAGCTTCAGAATCTGACAGAAGAACAGCTTCGTTCAGGAGATGCTTTTGCCATTGTTGCAGGCAAATACAAATCTGCTGCTGACGGTGCTGGCTCTTACACATACTCGGTCAAGCAGGCTGGACTTGCTGCCGGAGAATTGAGCGAAGATGTCGGCAAGCTGATTGTTGAATCAATCAACCTCAAAGGCGCAATGGACGCAGCGACTAGCGTCATCAACGGCGTTCGTGGTGCGATTGCTGCTGTTGATATGGAAGCACTGTCCAAGAGCTTCAAAGAGTTCATCTCTGTCGCTGGCCCGA